CGGTCTCTGCGAAGGTCGCGTGTGCGGCGTGGTCAAGATAGGTGGCAAAGTCGCCAGTCCAGGCTGGCACGCCGCCGTCGTCCATAAGGTTGTGCCGATGGATGACGAGGGGCAGGCTGTCTTGGTGCTCGTTGAACCAGACGAGCAGGCTGTCTAGTCTCATCATCGTGCCCCTTTCCAAAGGTTGTCTGACCCGCAGAACGCTCGCCACGCGAAGCCGTTGACCTCGCGAAGCCCTGCGTCAATCGCCACGAGCATCCCGCAGCGTCGGCATTCGGTGACGAGATCCAGCGGGTTGCCGTCCACATCCAGCATCTCTGGGTGCCCGACCCACTCGCCCATCGCGTGACCGTGCAACTTGGTCGCCACCGCCATCACGCTCGCCTGCGCGATCTCCACCCAGTTCGCATCGGCGCTCACAGTCAGGTCAAGCGCCTGCGCTTCCGGCGCGTTGGGATCTTCGGTCGGGGTGATCGTGTGCAGCCCTCGCGCCTCAACCGTGCGCCAGCCGTTCTCTGGGATCTCGCCGTACAGGTTGATGATCCTCTCCTCAACATACTCAGGCACGCGCCGCTCCTCTTGGATGTAGGCGTAGAGCGTGCGCTTACTGATGCCAAGTGCCCGCGCCATCTGCGGGATCGCGACGGCATATAGCCGTGGGAAGTTCACCGAAAGTATGCGCTTCAGGTGCGCGCCATTTACGCTGCGAACTTGGATCACGAACGCCTCCCTCTTCCTGCTATGGCAGGACTGTGACTCTGACTTTCTGCACTCCATTTCCGAGCGGTACCCCGAGCGCGACGAACGCGGCGGGCGATAGGTCTACCAGTTTCTCGTTGTTCGTCTGTCCTCGGCATTGGCACCAATCCACCACCCACGCCACGATTGCCTTGCCGTTCTTGAGGTTCTCCACGATGATTCGGTACGGCTTCTTGCCCCAGCGGAAGTCCTTGATCTTACGGAGGGCTGGCCCCGCCGCTGCGTAGAAGAGCGTCGGCTTGTCGCCTCGGGTGTACCACGCATTGTTCTTGGTCGCGTCGTACCAAGTTGCCTTGCCCTTCACGGATAGGACGAGCCACTCAGTGACCGGCGTAGGCTCTGGCTTGAACGAATCCCGCAGCGGTGCCTCGGGCGCGCTCGGGAAGGCGAAGATGATGGCAGCGGTGATGAGCAGCGTGAGTGCCCAGAGCCAGACCGCGTGCCTCACTGCTCGCGTGTCTCTATCTTCGCGGTCAGGATCGCCCGCTCAATGGAGTCAAGGCCGCTGACGATCTGAATCGCCTTCGTCACGCCGTCAAGGTAGCCGATGGCATACTCAGTGTCCCCGAGGATGCCGAGCACCTGCGAACGGTGCACGACTAACTTGATTACGCGATCCTCAATGCTGTCAACCTTCTTCTTTGGCATCTGACTCCTTCCCAAACCACGCGATGAAGTCGTCTAGGCTCATCGTGATCATAGCCCTTCTTTTCGTGCCAGCGCCAGGAGCATCAGTATTCACAACGGCTCGGAGTTGTCCTGCTCTGGCTGGGATGCTGTTGAGCAGTGAGTCAAGGCGTTCAGGATACGACTTCCCAGACTTGACCTGAATAACGATCCAATCGTCGTGTGCCCCACCGTCTGCTTTGCCCCCAAACATTCCGACGCGCTTTATGCCCAACGCCTGACATACCCATCGTTCTATCGCATTACCCCGCGACCTGTTGTTGCGGCCTCGGCGACTGCGCTCGGCGTTCTGACGGTCAATGTCCAGTTCGCTGTGTTTACTCACTTCCAGCACCCACGGTGCGCCCACGAGTAGGACTTGCCGCCACCGGCATAGTCCACGCGCCGCACGCGAAGCGCCATCTTGAGTTCCGTGATCATCCCTGAGCAGAGGTAGCACGGGATCGCCGTCCAGCGCCCCGCATTGGCTTTAGTTGCCGCAATCTTCGCAGGTGCCTTCTTTGCCGCCATTGTGTTGCCCTCCTTCCAGCATTGCGCTGAGCCGGTGAATCATACCCATCACGGCATCTTCCTGCGTATCTGCCTCGCAGGTGATCTCGCTGCCATCGCGGTCAGCGATCACGACCACCCAGGTCTCGTGCTCCGTCTTCAGGATCTGCTTGTATTCGTAGCCGCACATCGCGGCCCATTGCACCAAGTCTGTGAATGCCATCACAACCCCCTTATGCGATAGCCGCGGGCTACGCGGTCTCGCTTCTCAATCTTGCCACTATCAGCAAGGCTTTGGAGCAGCCGCTGGGCTGTCCCGTGACCGATCCCCATCAGTTCAGAGATCTCCCGAACCGTTGGCGCGTATCCATACTCCTGCACAAAGGCACGGATTGCAAGGATCAACATATCCTCCTTGCCTGTCATTTCTTCCCTCCTTGAGCCAGAATCTCGCCAATACTCGCAATCCCGCTCTTAGAATAAGAGAGTCTATTCTCTCTCTGTTCTGTTCTATTCTTATCTAGAGCGTTCTGATTTCGTTCCAACTCCGTTCCGTGTGCGTTCTTGTAGCGTTCTTTTCTGGCTGCCGCCGTAGGGTCAGCCTGATGCTTCCCCCAGTTCGTGACGATGATAGAGCCGCCGTCGCCCCTCGTGAGCAGTCCGAGACCGAGCAGCCTCTTGAGATGCTTGATGTCCGCAACGCCGGCGACGCACGCCTTGAGGTGCGCTTCGTTCGCGAACTCCCCCTTCGGGGTCTGATGGTACGCCTCAAAGAGCGCCGCATCCCAGAGAACATAGGCTTCCGCCCCCTTCGGTTGGGCGAGCAACTCTACGATCTTCGGGTCTTTCAGCGTCCTCGTGTCCTTCTTGATCCACGCCATTTGTGCCTCCTAGAACGGCTGGTTGCCGAGGCTCGCCTCGTAGCGGCCTCGCAGGTGCGCGATGAGTGCTGCCATCGTTCGCAGGTTCTCCTTTGAGGAGATGAGGAAGGTGTCTGGCACGCCATCGCGACCATCCGTCTTCCTTTCCCTCCACCACGAGGCTTCGGTGTTCGTGTTCAGTGCGAGCATTGCGCGATTTTCTTGGCAGACAAAGACATAGGCGATTGGCGTGACCTCTTTCTCAAAGTAGCCAACCGTGTCCACGATCAGGTTCTGATACGGAAAGGTGCTCGGCTCATTAGTGAACATCCGGCTCTGCGACTTCACCTCTAAGACGCTCCCATCCCAGAGGATGATGTCCTTCTCCATCCGAGCGTAGGCTTTGCGCTCATCTTCGGTCTTAGCGAAGGTGAGCGGAGGAACCTCGCACGGGATGCCCTGGGTTCGCAGATATTCTCCAACGAACTCATTCCAATCGTGTCCAATGGTCATCCGCTTCCCCATATCCTTCTCTCGCATCAGAACGGCAACTCTTCAAGGGAATCTTCAGGGACGAGTTTTGGTGCCGGTGCGCTCTTGCCTGCGATCCACTTGATGCTCGGCTTGTCCTTGCACCACGAGCCGTCAGGAGCCTTGTGGCTCGCCGCCCAGAATGGGTTGTACGGCTTGCCGCTCGCCTTACTCACGCCGCCTGGCTTGAGTTGCCACGCCTCACCGTGCGAGCAGGCATCATCGGTCGCGCCCTGCGCGAAGATGATCGCTGCCTGTGCCGCCAAGATGTCATCGTCGGAGGCCCTCACAGAAGCCTCTGGCGTGCCCATTTGCGGGCTTCTGACGGGCGCTGCCGCCCGTGCTGGGGCTTGACCCCTCTCTGGGCTATAGAGGCTCCTGCCGATGCCGAGTGCAGCGGCTGCCCTGCGGCGACTATCTGTCACGCTGGACTTCAGCGGCTCCTCGTCTCGCCCTGCGGCGTTCGGATATCCAGCCTCCTCAATGGTCTTCGTCACCCCTTCGTGACTGACGATAAGCCGACCACGGACAACCGCGTTCGCCGGATCTACGACCTCCCAAGAGAATGACCACCCCATCGTGCCGAAGACCTCATCTAGCCTCGTGTCAATGGCCCGCACATCTGCGTATGTGTAGGTCATTCCTGATCTGCCAGGACGCGTCTTGAGATCCTTTGCGTCAAATGGCGCTGCCAGCGCCGCTGCGATATCTCTGCTCACTTGTCCACCTCCTGTATTGGATACGGCAAGACTGGATAGCGAAGTGCCTCCAGCATCTTGCGCTTCTCATACTTGTTCCCAAGAAGCATCACATAGCGATGCTTGCGGGAGCGAGGCTTCAGGTAAAACCTGTCGCCGTATTTCGCCTTGATTGCATCAACCCTCCTCCCATCAACTCCGCGAACTTGGTCTGCGATTGTCTGGCCGTGTAGATGCTCAAGCCCCTTGACCTTCCAATCTGTGCGCTTTGCCGACAGACCGGTGTAGAGGAAGTTGGTCGCCTGATACACGATTCCCTCGTGACCCTGCTCGGTGTCAGCGAACGAGACGACGATGCAGGGCCGAGGCAGCATCCGAAGGGATGCCCCAACGAGCCTGCTCGCCTCATTTGGGCGGTTGTCGGCAAGACATAGACGATTCAACTCCAGCACGATTCCCTCGTACTCTGTTCCGGCTACGCCAGCCCTCAGCGTTGAGGCACTTGGAGTTCCATAGGTTATGACACCGCGCATCTCTACGCCCTCAAAAAGACCAAAGGCGTAGGAGATGGACGGCAACCGTCGTGCGTAGTGAACCTTGAGAAGAAGATAGTGAGTGTCACTTGATTTGATTTTACGCACTGCATAGCCAGACCGTGGCGCATCAAATGCTCCAGTCTGGTACCCAAGCGCATTGCTCACTTGTCCACCTCCTCTGTCTTGAACCTGAAGACCCGTGCGCCAGCCTTTTCTACGGTGTGCGTCTTGAGCGCCAACTCGTAGGTGTCCGGCGCGACCGCCTTCGCGACCTCTGCCACTGCCTCCCAATCCGTCTTGACGGTCGGCTTGTTCTGCTTCCAAGTCGCCTGCCAGCCCTCGCCGTAGACGCCTGCCTTCTCGCCAATCGCCTCCTTGAGTGAGATCGCGAGGTTCTGCAACTCCTGATCCAGCAACTTGGACTCGTACTGCTTCTCGGCGTAGAGCGCAGCCACGCGCTCAATGCCATCGTTCGCCTGCGCCAACTCATCGGTGCCCGACCACGGGATGACCGCAGCCAGCGCGTCCGAGTCCTCGCCTTGCAGCGCCGGTGGCGTGCCGTTCATCACGCAATCCCTGAAGGCGATTGCCTTCTGGTAGAGCCGCGTCTGAAACTCAAAGTC